CTAATCATTATGAAGTATCTTGAGATTACATACATTGCACATACAACAAACATATACGGAGAATACATATGACTACATCTTTTGCTAATCTAAAGCGTTCAAGCGGCGAATCTCTTTCAAAGCTTACTCAAGAACTAACTAAGATTAATAACCCTACGTCAAAGTCAAATGATGACGACCGCTTTTGGAAGCCAGAAGTTGATAAGATGGGTAATGGTTCAGCTACAATTCGATTCCTTCCTGCTCCAGCTGGAGAAGACATGCCATTCGTTCGCGTCTGGGATCATGGCTTCCAAGGCCCTAGTGGCAAGTGGTATATTGAAAAGTCTCTGACTACAATTGGTCAAGACGATCCAGTTGCTCAATATAACTCAGAACTTTGGAATATATCAGATGACGATAACTCGCCTACCCGTAAGCAGGCGCGTGCGCAAAAGCGCCGTCTGCATTTTACCTCTAATATTCTAGTTGTTCGTGATCCAGCCAATCCTGCAAATGAAGGCAGAGTATTCCTTTATCAATATGGTAAGAAGATCTTTGATAAGCTCAATGATCTAATGAATCCATCATTTGATGATGAAAAGCCTGTCAATCCATTTGATTTATGGGAAGGTGCTAACTTCAAGCTTAAGATTCGTAAGGTTGAAGGCTATCGCAACTATGATAAGTCTGAGTTTGAAGCTCCCGCTCCAATTACCGGTTCCGATGAAGATCTAGAAGCTATTTGGAATAAGGAATACGGTCTACAGGAATTTCTTGATCCTAAGAACTTTAAGTCTTATGAAGAACTAAAGGCTAAGCTAAATACTGTTCTAGGTTTAACGCCTAGTGGAACAGCTTCTGCTTCTCCTGCTTCTAGGGCTGATCGAGTAGTTCTTCCTGAAGCTTCAGCTCCTAATTTTAGGGCTAAGGAAGCTACTGAGGAAGTTCCTTGGAAGGCTGATGAGGATGATGAGGATCTGTCTTACTTTGACAAGCTCAAGTCTCTAGCTAACGAAGACTAAATAAATGGAGAGGGAGGAGAAATCCTCCCTCTTTTTTTAGAATGATGCTAGATTCAGTGATCCGCGATCAGCTACAGTAGGTCCACCGATTACGCCTTGGCTACTAGAGACATTTGTTGGAGAACTTACATTATTATTAATAACTGTTGGACCTGCAGCAGGTCTTTGTTGTTTAGCAGCTTCTACCTGTTTAGTAGTAGAAGTTAGAGCTTGAGTCTGCGGAGTAACTCCAGTAGGTTTAGTCATTTCATAAGATTTCATTATCGTGGGTGATGGAGTATTACCCATGCTAATACTCATTTTAATAGCAGAACGTTGCCTTTCACTCATTGGTTGGCCAGGTATAAACGGTTCACCAGCAATAAGTGTTTTTGTTTCAGCAGCTGTTGTTGGTTTATCCATCTCAGCTTTATTTTTATTGTTCTTTAATAGGCCACCGATAGCTTTAGCTCCTAATGCTGCTGCACCAAATGGTGTAGCCATTAGTGCTCCTTTACCAAGAGCCTTTGCTACACTAGCAAATTTAGATGGAGTCTTAGGCTTAACTGGAACAGCAGGAGCTCCTTGAGATGCTTCAGCTGGACTTCCAGGAGGTGCACCACTAAAAGCTCCCATATCTTTAGCAGCAAGAGCAGCGTCAATTCCAATAGATGCTGCAGTACCAATACCAGGAATTGTACCTACGGCACCGCTGGCTAATTCCAATCCAGCACCAGCAAAATCTCCCTTAAGAGCGCGGCCGGCAGCAAATGCACCACCGGCTATAAGGCCAACACCAGGAATCTTTTTAAGCGCTGATTTTAAAAGACCCTTTCCTAAGATTTTTGCTCCAGTTTTAGCGCCAGCTTTAGCGCCGGCTTTTTCTGCAGCTTTAGCACCACCACCAAATAACTTTGATAATACATTTGGTTTCTTAGCAGCCTGTTCTACACCTTCAGCGGCAGCAGTTCCACCACCAAATAACTTTGATAATACATTTGGTTTCTTAGCAGCGGCTTCTGCTACATTTTCTGCGCCTTCAGCAGCTGCTTTAACAAACTGGCCGCCTATCTTTTTACCTGATGCATCAACAGCACCTTTTGCATAGCGAGATTTACCAGCTGTATCTTTTACTATTTCAGCCGCAAGTCCAGCTGGACCTCTTTGCTTAGTACCACCGCCAAATAATCTTTTTCGTATTTTATCAAAGAAACCACCACCACCGGAACCGGCTTCTGGTTTATTTTCTTCTTTATCATCGGGAGATTCTTTACCATCTTTTTTGCCAAAGATATTACCCAACTTCTTTAATACAGACTCATCTATATCTGTTATTTTAACTGATACAATATTTTTATCTACATCTGGTGAAGCAAATTCAGATTTGCCTTGAACCAGTGTTTTTTGACGTTCTTTTTCACCAGAAGTCGCGGGGCCGCCGCTTTCTTTAATTTGATTAGCTATAGCTGCTCTTTGACGATCTCTAGCAGCAAAAATAGCTGGACCAATAACTGGGAATGATTTTTCACCTATAGTTCTTAGTAAGCCCGGGGTTTCTTTTTCACCATACTTATTTGTAGTTCCTTTAAAGAAATCTTTTGTATTAAGCTTTAATGCTTCACCAAACGTAGGAATCTTATTAGTATTAACTGCTTTAACTGCTTTAACTGCTTCTTGTTTAACTGCTTTAACTGCTTCTTGTTTAACAGATCTAGCTCGAATTTGTTCTAAAGCTTTTGATGAAGTAAGCTCTGGGTTTGCTGCCTTCATCTGTGCAACTTCTTTTGCAGTTTCTTTAGTTACACGCGTGGCTGGTTCAGGCTTATTTTTATTCGGTGTAAAGAAATTTGTTATTTTAGATATTATAGCTTCGCGAAGAGTAGGAGTCTTTCCAGGCTTAGAAATTCTTTGAGCTGGAGATGCAGGTACATCTGTATCATCTGTATCTTGTTTTGCTGATTGGTCTTTTGATGGTTGTTTTTTAGATTCGCTTTTTTCTATTGTTTTAGACAATTTTTCTATAACTTTAGCTAATCGATTTATGCTAGATTCTAATTTAGCAGTAGAAAAATCTTTGGCAGCCGGTAAAGCTGGTTTAGATTCTTTGGCTGCATCTGGGCCGGCAGTTGCAGCTTCTGCAGCAGATAGTTTATCCAATAGACCTATAAGATCTTTTGGAGCAGGAGTTTTCTTTTGGTCTACCCAAACACCCTTTACTTTTCTAAACTTTTGATCTTTTAAAGTGATTACTGAATCAGCCATTAGTCTGCTGTACCCTTAATCTTTCCCCATTCTCTGACAGCAAATGCTGCAGCAGCGGCAGTAATTAAAGCAGCTAGTCCGGTTAAATCTGGAGATTGCTTAATCATTAAAGGTAAAATTACTCCGTGAACCATGACCGATCCTGCAATTCCGACGCATGTTATTGGTCTCCACCACTTGCGAATTAAGCAAAGGGCTATATCCATGATTTTATTAATATTTTCTAAAATAGTCATAGATAGCCTTTATTGATTTAATCTTTGGTTCTCTTCTTCTACATGATTTTGTAGAAGACTAACATAAATATCACGCTCAAATGGAATCATATCCTCAATTTCAGTAATACTATATTTATGGAATTGCATCAAATTAAAATTTAAGATGTAATAGTTTGCAAGAGTGTTATGACTAAGGCCTACTGAAAAAAATCGTCTATACCTTGCAGAGTGATAGTTTTATCTGTCCCATCTGAATCCTTATAATGAAGTTCATGCTTTAGGACTGGAATTGTTTCAAAGAACGCTGTAATATCTTCAAACGCCTTTGCTGGAATCGATTCTACAAACTCAGTAATTTCTTCATTTGTATAGTCCTTAGTGTCATAAGTATTATCTTCATCATAGATAGTTGCGACGCACTTCTTAATTACTTCAAATATTGTTTCTGGATCTTCAATATCTGTCTTAATATTATTAAGAAGTTCAACCGTTGGATACTTCATAATTATACCAAGATCATCATTTATCTTAATGGCTGTCTTATGATTTTCATTAAATATAACTTCTAATTCATCAAGATCTACTTCAAAATTATAGATCTTATTGTCTGTTAGATCCCTGTACTTTAGTTCCACAATATTTCCAACAGATTTAGATCTAATCTTTAAAAAGCAGTATTCAAGATCAAATGAAGGTAATAAGCCGATATCTTGTGATAGATTGAAGCAACAATTATTGACTATTTGCCGCATTGCTCTAATGCGTTCTTTTTGATCTTCACTCTCTTGTGATATAAGCAAAAGCTTTTCTTCTTTAACTGTAAATGGTCTATATGTTACAGTTTCTTTATTAGAAGGTAAAGTCAATTCAAAAATTGGGTATTGTATCTTTGGCAAACTCATGATATATTCCTCATTTTATTTTATGGTTTAATTATAGGAGACTCTGGCTGTCTATTATTTTGTGCTAGTTTAGGACTTACTGGTTGATCAGGTTGAGTAGGTTGATTGGTAGTACTAACGCTTTCTACAGAATATGTAGAATACTTAAAATCTGCAGAAAGAGTAACTAAGTCATCAAAGGCGCCCCAATTCATAGGAATATCTGAAATAGAAGCCGGGTATATTTCCTCAAATTTATATTTTGCTATAGTTCTTCCTTCTGGATCAAAGTGTTTAATTATAGCAGTAGTTGCATAATCTGACTTGTACGGAAGTCTAAATGCATTAGGATTATTAGTAAAATCAACAGGAAAAATATATTTTAACCAATCTTTAAATATAGTTAAAGTTTTACCTTGGCCATCACTAAAGAATGTAGCACTCAAATCTCCAAATGATATATTTGTTGGGAATGCTTCCTTATAAGAAACTGTTGATCTTCTTATCTGTGTAGTATCTAAGCTTACTGACGGTAAATTAGCTGATACAGCCAATAATGTTAGATGTTCAGCATTATAGTCGTTTTTTAAAAATCCTGGAAGACCGATTTCAAATTGAAAATGAGCCCTTCTGCTTATTCCATTCTTTCCAGATATTTGTGTAGTAAAATCTTTAATATTAAAAGCCATTATAGAATAGCCTTTCTAGTGTCTGACCAAACTTGAGTATTGGTAGCACCTTTAAATTGTTCTGTTGGTAAAAATAAAGCAATATCCCATGTATCAGGATCAACATATACAAATTTAGATCTAAATTGAGAATACAAATATCGTTTTAGACATGGCTGGAAGTGTTTAAATTGAGAAGCCCCTCTGAGTAATTGGTAACTTAGCTGAATTTTAGATCTTTGACTCAATTTTGGGTCAGTATTAAGTGTATAAAGCGAATCCATTAACATTGCGCGCAATCTAGGCTGCAAATAGTGGAAATTTAGTCCTAAAAAGCCATCATCGAGCAATCTTACGGGAAAAATTACAGGAAAAGCATCATAATA